AATGCATCCTTGAACCAGTTATGCAGGATTAAGAATCCATCGTTGTCTTTATAGAATACCCAATTAGCCATGTCACTAGCCTGATCAGCTAACTCTTCTTCACCATCCTTAGTTGGCTCAAATCGTACAGCATCCTCACATGATGTGAACACCCGAATTAATTGCGGTAGTGCGCCATCAATTGCCTCTGCCACCTCACCAGTAACGACCTGTGACTTGCCTTCTACCTCATTACCATACTTATCTCGCATATAGTAATTCATGGCTTCAGCACGAGCTTGAACTGTATCTGACTCCAAGTAGCCAATAGCGTTATTGATCTCGTCTGCTACGAGTGCTTTAAGTTCTTCTTGATTCATTCTATACCACCCATGCTGTATTATGTTTTAATGGTTTTGACCATGTTGTATCTACATCTACTAAACCTATTGCAAGGTAACGTAAGCTATCAGCAAAGTGTGATGTCCAATCGTGAACTGGCTTATCATAAAATACGTTCTGCTTCTCGTTAAATTCTCTTCGGTAGTTTCTTATTGCAATCCTGCCGTTCTTAGTGCCTTCAGTATCAAACCAGCATCTAGGCAGAATACGTCTAACTGCTTGAATGCCATCTGCAATGGATAGGCTTGGTGCTACTGTAACATCTAATCCTGCTTCCATTAATACTTCTAAACGACTACGACCAGTTGTCATCTCTCTTACCCTCACATCGTGCGGTAGAATTTGCTGACCTTTATCATAACCATTATCACGTAACCAACTAACATAGTAATCCAATCCTACTCCATGATTCTCTGTACAGTCTATCAGTTGAATCTCTTTACCAACTATCTGAGCTACCCAGATACAAGTTGAATCAGAAACACCCAGATCCCAGCTACACACAATCTTAGCCAGTTTGTCTTTAGGAATTTTAGTAACTCTATTTTCCGTATCTGCGTCATTTAGTAATGCCCCATAATATGATCCCTCTACAGGGGCATCAAAACTACACTCAAACTCTTGAAGAAACTTATCTTCACCCATCTCATTACGTGCGCTTGCAAGCTCTACTGGATCAACGATACCTGTATCACTTGACTTGAACTCTAGGAATTTCCATCCCTCTGTTACCAATGCACGTTCTTTAAAATCTCTAAAGTGGTTGTTACCTTTAGGTGTACCAATAAATAGGCAGTAGCCCTTTCTATCTGCTAGTGCTGGTCTAATGATCTCATTCCAAATCTTTGGATCTTGATCGCCAATTTCATCTAGCACTACACCATCAAAGTATTGACCACGTAAGCTATCACCGTTCTCACTACCGTACAGGCTTATCCTTCTGCCCATGAAGTCCACTCGTAGCTCTGCGATGTTTGCAGTACCACCAAGAGATCTGGTGTACTCTGTTAAGTAATCCCATGCTACCCTCTTTGCTTGGCTATACGTTGGAGCAATATAAGCATAGCGAGGATTCTTTTGTGTGTTCCGTAATGCAGAATCTACCAATTGTAAAATAGCAGATACAGTTTTACCCATCCGTCTATGTGCTACAGCTACAACAAAACGATGCTCTCTTACTGCCTTGTGTATCTCTTTCTGTGGCAATCTAGGCTTATAGCCCAAGTGAATTGGCTTAGTAGTTGTCATCTATGCCTGTGATAACCTGTATCACCAATGGAGCTTCTGGATCACCTGTTACCTTATTCTCTTGCATTGCCTTACCATCTATTCTGTCTGCAAACTCTTTGATAGCACCCAAGTCACCATCAGATGCTTTATCTATTAATGCCTGTGCAATCTTTCGCAATACTTCACCATCAGATTGAGTTACCATCCTCTTGATTGTTTCTCCAAAGTATCTATTTGATTTTATAGAATTTTGGTTTCCCTCTGGCGCACCTGATCCTTCTCTAGCACCACCATGTGTCCTTACTATTTCTTCTGTCATGATATTGTGACTCCTGCTGGTTGGTCACCCTTAATTAATATAATTAGTTGTTGCTTTGTGTATACTTTATCTATATTATGTATCTGTACTGATTTGGTACATAACTAGGGGTTAATAATGGTTTCTTTAAACGATGCAATTAGTAAAGCTAAAAGTCTTTCTCAATTAGTGATCAAAGTATCTTACTTTAATGGATCTATTGAGTATTATGTCCTTCCCTCTATGCCAGACAAAAATGAGTATATCCCCGATGGTTACGATGGTGATATACTGCTTGTTGCCGATTTTAGCATAAACAAATGAGTAAATTAATATGATAGAACAATTTTTTATTGCAGCAACAGAACTGGTTGCCATGTACCTTATGCAATCTACTAAATATACTGATCGTAAGTATTCATCTATATTTGGTTTACTTGGTCAGCCATTCTGGTTTTATGCATCCTTCACCCACCAGCAATGGGGATCATTTATTATTGGTTTCTTCTTTACTGCCCTCTGGTTAAAGAACTTTAAGTATTACTGGCTTAGTCCTAAAGTTAAGATACTTAAGCCTAAAGAGTATCACTTCCTAATCATGGATGCCGTTAATAAGCTACCATTAGATCTTTCATATCTTGACCACAAGGATTACATTGATAGAGTCTTGAAAGAAGCTCTACACATCAAGTAGCTATCTTAGTATACCTTCCTGCCATGTCCAATCAGGCATCAATCCTGTTTTCTGATCAGCAAATATAGTATTCTCTGTGTTTGCTGTTCTGTTTCTGTCACCGTACTTACCAAAGTTTAGCCATGAGTTTTGTCCTCTGGTTTCACTTGTTGCAGCAGGTAGTGCCTGTGGGCTATACATCTTGGCATGGGATTGGAATGCATTCTCTTCACCACCAGCCCTAAAGCCTACACCGTGCTTAGAGTGACCAAATACATCATGCACGGCTCTGAATAAATCGTTTGCCATTACATCCTGACCACCCCACTTCTCACCTGTTCTCATTAGCAATGGGTTTGCTGCACTAGCTACATTCTCTGTACCAAATCCTGATGCCGTAGGAAACACGAACATATGCTTATTGGTAACAATGTCATTGATAGCGTTTCTTGGATTACCGTATACGTCTTTGCCCTCTGGCATGAACTCAAATTTATAGCCAGCCTTTCTTAGTGCCTCGTACTGTGCTTGAGTTTCATTTACCAATGCATCGTAGGCAGCCTTTACGTTCTTGTCTGCTGGGTTGTCTTTCATTACCTGATATGCTTGTGCAATTCTTTTTGCTCGTATTGGATCTACTGATGCGTATTGAGTCTGTGTCTTGTAGGGTAGACCACGATCTGCTGCGTACTGACTAGCAATATCAACAATGCGCTGATCTGTACCAAATGACTCTAGCTTACCACCACCAACATCAATGAGTTTTGGCATACCCTCTAGTGGTTTACCTAAGAATTTTATTGGGGGATTCATAGCCAATGTCTTTCCACCAGCCATTCCAGCAGTTGGTGCAGCAAATCCACCACCCATTATATTTAGCCCTACGTTCATGGCTTCTTGTATACCCTGTGGCGAATCTGGATCAATCTCACCACGATAGGCTCTCATGGGAGCAGTTATAGCATCTAATAAACCTTGAGCAACAGTAGGCATACCAAAAGAAACTTCTTTGGTCTTGATGTCTTTCTTAAATGGCAGTAAGTTGCCACGTATGTATTTTTCTTCGTCTAGTAAGCCAGCCATATGATTACCAATGCTATGTTGTATTAAATTTATATGTTATAATAATATCTCATGGGAGAATATTATGAATAATGAAACATTTAAAGATCATTTAGAAAATGCAGTTAAACATTTGCTAGAAGTAAATAATATTGATTACATTAACAACAAAAAAGAAGCTAGGTTATTTGTTAAAAACAACATATACGCAATGGTTAATATTCACATTGACTCAGTATTAGAAAAATTACTTCCCTAACAATCCTTCATGAAACTTATTGTAATTATCAATTACTTGGTTATCAATAACTTCTGAGAAGTTATCTTTTCTTTTTTCCATTGCGCCAAGTGTCATATTATGCAGTTTGTTAGTTGGAGCATTTGGGTATCTATCTAACATCTCTGCAAAGATCCTGTTATATGTCTTTGGCATAAGTATTTCAATTGGTGTAGGTTTTAAAGTACCGTGATACTTTCCACCAATATCAGTATCATACGCACCAATTTTTGATCCCAAAGATGATGGTGTTAATGAGGTATCTTCAAACGTCTTAAATAGATTGCCTTTTAAATATCCCTTTGGCAAATCTATAAATCGTTTGTCTAGCACAGCACCACGAACATCATCCATGTTATAACCAAATTCTCTTTCAAACTTGTCTAGTGCTGCACCAGAATATAAATTCTTACGAGCATTACCTGCCGTACCACCAGCACCAAATCCTTCGCCAGTTAAAAACTGCGCTTGACCTTCTGGTGTTTCTATACCTCTAAAGTTTTCAAATGGTCTTACCAATCCTTTTGGTGTTTGTACTGGAGAATGTCTAAACCAATCATTAAACATTTGAATAGATTTTTTGTTACCATTTTGATTGAATACTTGTAATACAACATCAGTTGGATAGGTAGAAAATGCTTCTGCTGGTTGTTGTTGGCTCATAGTTACAGGGGCTGTATATACCTCTCCAGTACCCTTATTTGCTAAGTTTTCTTTTCGTGCTGTTTCAATGCGAGATTTAACTCTACTAGCGATGCCATAATTAGATGCACCACCAATGTTGTTATTGTAGTTATTCAATATCCTGCCAAAATCATCACCACCCATTGTATATACAGGTTTATTTAACTTTACATCATCAGATATGCTTGTAATCAATTCATCTGCATTTGCATTGTCATATGGGTTTTTTACAAGACTAGCACCCTTAATATTTTCAATTGGCAATGAAACTTCTGGAGTTAAATTACCTTGAGATTCACGAGTAAAGCGAGTACCTACTAATGGATTTGGTTTTGTTGGAGTGTTTGGCAGATAGGCATACATCTTAACGTCTGGAGCAATCTTTCCGAGCAGACCAGTACCTTCATATCCCTGTCTTAATGCTTCTTTGCCTAGATACTTTGCTGCCTGACCTGCCCCTACCGCAGCAGGTTTAATCATAGGGATCATCCCAGCAGCATCAATAAATCTTTCGTCTGGCAAACCATCACGCATCATTGGCTTACCCTGACTAAAGTCTTGTATTAGCGATTGAGTGCCAGTAAGACCAGTTAGATCTGCTGCTGATTGACCACCAACTAATGGTATGTCTTTATTGAGTGCATAGTAATCTAATGGTTTTTTAATTAGACCTAACACAGATGCGATAGATGCAGTAACAGGCTCTTGCTTCTTGCCCATTAGCTGCATAAATTGTTGTTGTGTTAATCCAGCCATATGATCACCAATGATGTATTGCGTTTAAAATAAGTGTAATGTTAGCCGTTACAGCTAATAGAATAATAAACCAATGGTCATTCATTTCTTAGGTGGTTTTTTTGATTTCGGTTTACAAGCCATTTTATTCTTCCGTTGGATCTTCAAAGTCTTTCTTTTCCCATGCGCTGCATAGGCGAGAAGTATGGCAGATAAAGTCTAGCTTATGGCAGTAGCCACGTTGCACCTGACCATCATACAGATCAAACTTGTTTAGTGGGATAGCTTCCATAGCCTCAAACATTTCTGGTGTGTTGTCGTAATACTCACAATTAGCACATCGCTGACGTTTTACTTCTGCTGGAGTGATGCGAAACATCTTAGCCATCTTAGCCCAATACTCAGTATTAGGTAGATCTGGATTAACTGCTCCGAGAGAATAGTTATCAATGGCATTCTTGGTATTACTAGCGATTTCTTTGGCAGAGCCAATAGTAGTCTTTGTATCTAGTAAACCTTTAGACATCATTTTCATAACTATCCTTAGAATAAGGTGCTTCTCATACCATCAGTAGCACGGACTGTTGCCAATCTTCGTCAAGGGGCTTAAGGTATATCATGTGCAGTTGCCACCACACTAGAATAAAAAAGTAAGGTAATTATGCTTTTACCCTACTATAAACTGTTGCGCTAATATAACATAATTAGATGCCTTTATCAATATGAGAGTTATTCCCAATTCTTTTTAGTTCGGCATTAGCATAAAAGATTATTTTCTTGATACCACGTAGTTCATCCGAGTGAGATGACTGACCATAGCGATAACACTCACGGAATATTTCACCGACCTGTGCGTTCATGTTCTTGTGGCTAATTAGATCCTGTAGCTCACTACACCCTTCTGGTAGCTCATAATAAGATGCCGTTGATCCATCGCTACGTTCTTTGCTTTCATTAAAGGACATCATTACCAATCACTCCCTGACATTGTTGATCCACTTATATAATTTTTAGGTGACTTCATTGCTAACCTATCTAAGTGACGTTGTTGATTATATTTTTCTTTAAGGTCTGCTCTATCAAAATTAATTACCCTAGCACCCTCAATTGTTGGCTCTACTAATTCAACAGCAATGCCAGTTGAGTCAAATTTAAGTTTCTGAATCTGACCTCTGCCCATAGGCTTAAGATCTGAGTCTTTAAAATCTTTTATGGTTACATAAACATATTTATCTTTAGCATTTACCTTTGAATTTTGAATTGTTTTTTGGATGAATCCTTGCTCTACCAGAGTGTCTGAAACGTGTCGTACAGATCCAGTATTTGATTTAGGGTAGTTAGCAAACATCTCTGAAATGGTGCGAGGTGTTTTGCAGAACTCGCAGTAAGATTTATATCTAGCCAATCGTGCATAGTCATTGGCAGTAGGCTCACGTTTTACATTTTGCTTAAATACAACATAAGCCATACCTGCTTCCTCTGGTGAGTCATATGATCCAATTTGCTTGATCTTTCCATTTACCCTACATTGAGCAATCCATTTCCTTTTGGTAGTTGCAAAATAAATCCCATTACTACTCATAACAAACCTTTCAATTTTTCTAGTAACTCTAACTCTGTGCCAAAATTGGCTTCAAATGCTAACCTTCCTGCATGGATCGCCTCACCATGATTTCCTGTCCTATGATGATGTGGACATAGAGGTATTACGTCTTTGCTCTTCATTCCTAGCCCAGCCCCTGTTCGTAGGTGGTGTATCTCTGCTGGCATACGACAGATGATGCACCCTAACTCTGCTACACGATTAAAGTATGCTTTTTCAGTCTTGCTCATTGAATGCAAACCCTATACTACCTGCCCATAACTCAATATTGTTTTGGTAATGAGCCATCTCAGCAGTCGTTAGTTTAGTCGTACTCTTTACCACCTCAAATGATTCGCCATTTACTTCACATTGACTGCGTAAGAATTTCCACCCCATCAGCTCATGCACCTTATCTGGTAACTCGCCAATATACTCGCCAAGTGCTGTATATAGCTTCCAGAGCCTTGCATTCTGATCTAGTGTACGTTTACTTTGCTTTTGTAATACATTGCATACATAGCCTACAGATAGATCTAAAGATTGTATTTTTGCAACTAGGTAAGGCAAATTGCTATTACTTAAATTAAAGTTTTTAATTTCCATCAGTAAATGTAGCCTTAACTAAAACGTCAATGTAAGCAGGGATCTTAAACTTTCCAGATTCATATTTTGCGATACTATCCCTAGTCCTAAATAACCGTGCGCCAAATTCCGTCTGTGACATATTTAAATTTCTTCGTAACTCTTTAAGCTCTTCGTGTGTCATGTAATTATCCTCAGTTGATGATAGAATTATTATAGTCTACTCTTTATACATCAGTCAATATACTTTCAGCTTTTTTCTTTGCTTCATCTATTGAGTCAAAGTAACCAATACTTTTGTTTCCATGACTTAATCCATATCTCACTTTTATACTAGAAAAGTATTTAGCTATAATAAATTCACCCGACTTAATGTGATATTTATTTACCTTAAGCCAATCCATAGTTAAACTCTTTTCCGTAATTAAATAATTTATCTTTTGGCACTAAAAATGCTTTCTTTTTAACCGTATCACCGTTTCCAACAAACTCAACAAAATGTAACTTTAATAAAAATATGCATTTGATTATGTCTTTTGGTGTTATAGATATAAATTTGTTACCATCATAAAATACCCAATAGTCTGCTGTAGTAGTAAGTAATCCAGATGGCTTGTCGTACATCTCAATTTCAATAACAATGTTTCCTGTATGTTGGCTTTTCTGATCAAACTTAACTTCAATAGACTTATGTAACTCTGGAATCCAAATATCATAACCCTTAAATTTATTGACTAATGTTGTTGATGGATATTTTCTTAATAATAGGTTTACAAGTTTTTGTTCTACTGCAATACCAGCTTCTAAATCTTCTTTAAACGTGTTCATAATTCTCACCTAACACCTTTCTTGCAGCTTCAACCGATGACTCAGGGAAGTTTTGAGGATTATCCAATATACGGGGAATCCATGAACGATAGTTAGGCTTTGGCTTGAGTTTGTCTGCAATAAACTTATTTAACTTATCCACATTTTCTTTGTTCTCAGCATAGCTTACAGGTGCTGGTAAGGCATGATATTCAGATTCACGAGGCTTACATAGCTGAACTATATCTGCTGGCTGTGGTAGCTTGTTAGGTGTGTCTGTCCACTTATCAAATGCACGACCTACAACACCAAACTCAAATCGTTCTAGCTTGTGCCACCAGATACGCAACATCTCTTGCTCTGGTAAAGGTTTACCATAAATACTAAATACAGCATTGATCATTTCTTTAAATGCTTTTTTGTCTGAATCAATCATCCGTTCTTCCCCCTAAAATGGTGCTTGTTCTGTAGGTGCTTCATCCATCCAGCGACCTTGATTGATGTAAGTAGATGGGTTTGGTATAAACTCACCATCCTGTTTGATCCATTGCTTGCTGGTAGTCTGCCATTCTAAAGCTACCATAACTTCATCAATACTAGGCTTTGCTTTACTCCAGTATTTTCTAGCCGCTTCTTTACCTACCTTCTTAGGATATTTAATCCAGAACATTTCAAAGCCATCATCAATACCTACATGACGTATGTTCTTTTCTTTCTTATCTAATCTCTTCTCTTCTATTCTATTCTCTTCTGCCGTGATGAAATCTGATGCCGTCATGATGCCGTCATGACTCTCTACATATCTTGACGTATCATGCTGTATCTTAATGTCTTGAATCATGTGTCGCATCTTAGGATTACTGGTAGCAGAACTCATTAATCTCTTGGCTACTTTCATGCAAGTAATCTTGCCATCGTTGTTCTCAAACAAGCCTACAGAGATAAATCTCTTCATCATCTCTTCTACTCGCTGTGCGCTTGATCCTGTATTACGAGCAATCACTCGTGCATCATGCTTCAGCTCAAACGTAATGTTATCTGCCGATGTTTTACCTACGATCAACTCTATGCAGTACCAGTACAGACCATAACCTTCTAACCCATAATCAAGTAATACTTCCTGCAACTTTTCATCTAAGTTTGCATTTGAATCGTGTCTGAACCATTCCATTTATAACTCCCTTTGTGTAAGTTATTTATACATTACAGGATAATTAAAAATCATGCAAGTAATTATTAATTTCTTTTTTAGCTTCCTCAAATCCGTAGCAAACAACTGTTGCATAGTTCATCTCACTAGCGTTAGACATAAACTCTTTCTGGCTATCTGATACGTTGCCTGTCTTTGCCTTCATCTCAAGCCACAAACCGTGATAGCCATTTTTAGGAATCATTAAAAAAAGGTCAGACACTCCAGCAAGCACTCCAGATCGTTTAAGTTTAACGGCAGTAGCAATATGTCTATATTCGCCATTAGGAATTGAAAATAAGTGATACTTGTATTGCTTGTATTGCAGACGATACCAATCTATTAATAAGCATTGCTCTTGATACTCACTTAATTTAATCATAATAAATATCCTTTTTCTTGCATAAAATCTATTGGATTTTTAGCGTGTTTTTGATGGTTACAAGTAGGACAAAGCAATTGTATGTTTTTATAATCATTTGTTCCGCCCAAAGCAATAGGCATAATATGATCTAAATGGTATTTAATAAGTTTATTTTTACAAACAATACATTGATTATTTTGCAATGTTAATAAAGTTTTATAGTAATCTTTTGGATATGATCCTGTTGCTTCTTTTCTTTTTCCAACATACCAATTGTTAATATGAGCATTGCCATGTTTGTAATTTGGATTTTCTTTACCTAATAAAGACGTGGTCATATAAATTGCATAACATTTTCTAGAACAACAAGTGCCTTCTGTATGCTCATGTGATTTTTTTATTAAAATAAGTGTTGAACAGACTTTGCAATATTTTTTTATTCTATTTTCATTTGCTTTTATAGCCATTACTTTACTGTTAAATATAGCACTACAACTTCTACTGCAAAAATTACCACTTTCTAATATATCTTTTTTCTTTAAATTTAACTCTACATTACATTGTTTACATAATGTTTTAATTAAACCGCCCTTCCAATTTGGATTATCTTTACCACCTTTTGGCATACATTTTTGAGAACAATATAAAGCCTTATGTCTGCATGGCGGAACTTTAAATTCATTATCACAAGTAATACATTTTTTATAGATTGGCATATGATATGTCCTTATTCAACTTTGAGTGAGTGTGTCGGCAATCAGGTGGAATAAGCACCTTTAACTTACCTGCTCTCCAGCAACCGACAAGTAATTATACCGTAAACTTAAATAGATTAAATTATTTTAAATAAATGTAGAAATAATGCTTGCATTATTAAATTACATGAAGTATTATTACACATCGCAGCAAATTATGCGATTAACTTAATAGAAACGGTGGAGATTAAAATGAAATTGAAAACAGTAAAAATTTACAGTCAAAACGAATTGCTCAGAGGTAAAGATTTTGATGTTTACTACAACGATGTAAATGACATTGAAATTATCGCAGTTGAAGAAGTTGCTAATGTAGTAAACCTTCTTCCTACCCTAGACGCACAATCAATAAAAGATGTTATCAAGAGCCTTAAATCTAAGATTGATCTTGAAGATATTATAAAAATAGCAAGTCAATTCACCCCAGAACAAAATGCAGCAAATGCAGTAGCACTAGCTGAAGAAAATAAAGCAATGGGGTACTCAAATGATTGATTACAAAAACTCAGTAGTTAATAAAGAAAGCAAACTAGAATGCTTCTTGGTTGGATTCTGCTTTGTTGGATCAGTTGTGATGTTAAGTATACTTTACTTTTTATTGGGAGCTTAATCATGGAATATATGCCAGACTTTGGTGATGATCGTGAAAACCAAATCAATGAAGAAGAGTACAAGTTGTGGGAGCTAGAATGTTTGCTCAAAGAAATTAATTCAGATTTAAGATTACTTGGAGATTCAAAATGCACATGAAAAATATTGCAATAGCATTTATTAAGGCTAAAAAAGAATTTAGCCCAGCACTAAAGAATAAGGTTAATGGTGGCTTTAAGAGTAAGTACGCAGATCTAGGTGCTTGCCTTGATGCAGTAGATGATGCCTTCCTAAACAACGGTATTGCTATGTACCAAGAAACTTGTGCTGATGCTACAGGGATCACCATTGAAACAGTTTTATTGCACGAGTCTGGAGAGTTTATTAGGTGTGGCAGATTACACCTTCCAGCAGCTAAACAAGATCCACAGGGCTACGGTAGCGCATTGTCGTATGCTCGTAGGTATTCTTTGATGACAGCCTGTGGCATTGCTCAAGAAGATGATGACGGTCAAGTTGCTACTAAAGCAGTATATGAAGCACCTAAGTCACCAGCACCAGCATTAAAGCCACCAGCACTAACTGATGCTGAAGGTAATGATTGTATTAATGCCATGATTGCTTGTGATGACATGGAAACACTAAAAGGTATATTTGGTGGTGCATATAAACGTGCTAATGATGTACAAAAAGAACAATTATCTAAAGTTTACAACACAGCAAAAGCATTGCTAGAAGGGGCTAAATAATGATCATAAATTCGCTATATGGCTTAACTCCACCAAGCAAGAAAGAGGTGGATAGCCGTAATGCCAAGATTGCTAAAGCAATTAAGGCAATGGGGCATAAATATTTACTTTCTAAACCTTATCCGAGAATACGATAATGACTTCACTATACCAACTAACAAATGAGTTTCAGCTACTAGCAATGAAACTTAACGAGTCTGATTACGATGCACAGACAATTGCAGATACGCTAGAAGGGGCTTCTGGTGATCTTGAAACTAAGGCAATTAATGTTGCCATGTTCATTCGTAACCTAGAAACAAGTGCTGAATCTATCAAGCTGGCTGAGAAAGAAATGGCTGATAGACGTAAATCAATAGAGAAGAAGGCTGAATCTATTAAGCAGTATTTAAAAGACAATATGCAGCGTTGTGGCATCACAAAAATAGAATGCCCATACTTTGCATTAACGATCAAGAAAAACCCTCACAGCGTTGTTATTGATGATGCTGGAGCTATTCCTTGTGAGCTTTACGTGTACCCAGAAGCACCACCAGCACCAGAGCCTTATCCAGATAAAAAAGCAATTGCAGAATTGCTCAAAGCTGGCAAAGAAGTAAATGGCGCACATTTAGATCAAGCAGAAAGATTAGAAATTAAATAACTAAAGGGAAATAAAATGAACAACTTAAATGCAACAGGTAGATTAGGTCAAGACGCAACTTTGAAACACACAGCTAGTGGTGATCCAGTAAGCAATTTCTCACTATCACTAACTGCTGGGTATGGCGATAAACAGACAACAACATGGTTAAACTGCATTCTTTGGGGTAAACGTGCAGAAACACTTGCGCCAATGCTTCTAAAGGGATCACAGATAGGCATTACAGGCGAGATCAGCTTACGACCATATACTGCAAAGGATGGTACAGAGAAATCAAGCCTAGAGTGCCGTATTGTTGATGTGACATTACTTGGTAGCAAGGCAGATGGTAGTGCTAAACCTGCTAAAGCTGCCGATCCAATGGATGATGTAGAATCAGATATTCCGTTCTAACGTATAGGTCGTGTTATGAAACTTAAATGGCATGACCTTCTTTTAAAACCAATAAACCTATGGAGTTTACCTATGTCTAGTAATAGCATTACAGGCGATAGCCTAGTTAGTAAGGTTGGCAATAAAGAGCAGCAGGATAAATATGCAGAAGGTTTTGATCGCATCTGGAATAAGAAAAAGAAGCCTTCTGAGTGGGATGAAAATCGTATTGATACCATAGGTCAAAATGGTAACGATGGTTTGCATTATTCTGAGGCTAACGACAAATGAAACTTTATGAAGTTCCAAGAGATACCAGAGTAAAAATTGATACTGGTGAAGAGTTTGATTTCAAGGGTATTGATGGTATGTACTCTTATTGCAAAAACGATAAGGGGCAGGTAGTACATCTAGCTGCATGGACTGAGGTAGATATTGTAGAAATTTGTAAGTCTGATTGACAATTTGGCGGATGTTTTGGCGGATGTTTCTATGATATTACACAGAATTAAGAGATTACATGGAAAGCTACTGTTGTCGGGTAGAACAACACTTGATAGAAGGTCTGACCATAACAAACGCTTATATTATGAAGTGACTAAGTATAGAGGTAGATGGCGGATGTAAAGAATCCTTGCAAGGTAGTTAGATAAACAGCAGCCCAACTGTGGTGGTTATGAAAATGTGAGTATCTAGCCTGTTACAAATCTATACTGACAGCAACGATTTGTAATGGAGTAGGTATTTAAAATGAACTGTTCGGAAATTCCAGATAGTTCACGTTACATGAACATTTTGAGAAGTTGAACAATTTGGCGGATAGTGACTTTGCTTTAAAGCTACATCTACATTATGTTTGAGGTGCATTGCATGAGCATTGTCTGCGGATGTTGATATATCACTTTTTTGCGTTTAATTCGTGACAGACAAAAAAGTTTGTGTTGCATAAATGGTTTAAAATTACACACAAAACTACACCATTAGTTTAGATATGGGGAATAACATGAAAATAGAATTGATTGGTAACATTAAAGACCATCCAGATGGTAGCGGTATTGCAGAGCTGGATATAGATGAAGAAGGAAAAATGTACTTAATGCAGTTAGGTTTTGAGGTTTTGCTTATGCGTGGCATTGAGTCAATGAAAGAAGAATATAGTGTTACCGATAAGTAACAAAAGCAGTAAAAAGTAAAGTTTACGATACATTTATTACCGATAGGGAGATAGTTATGTCATGCCAGAAAGAATGTAGCAATTGCCAGAGCTGTGATGATTCTTTAGCTTATAAGCAATGTGTAAAAAAGAAGAAAGAGGATATATCTGTATTAGGTACAGTATTATTATTTATAGCAATGCTATTAATAAGTTATATCTTGTGGGGATCTGTTTTTGATTTGTTTAAGGGATCTTCATGTGCAGTAGAGGTTAGCTTCTCTGGATCAAAGGCTACTTATATTGGCAAAAGCATATGAATGGATGTCATAGTGACTTAGTGCCAGATCGCTGTAAAAGTGATTTGGTATTTCATAGTGATGGAAAAACATCATGGAATTATATATTTACTCGTGATTGTCAGTATTCAAAACAGGATATAATAGATCACAATTGCAATGGATGTACCTCAAGGGATAAAAAATGATTGATGACAATTTAAAGCAATATGCTACAGATCGCCAATGGGAAGTCTATAAAAAAGTAATTGAATTAGGATCAAACAGGAAAGCAGCAAAGCAGTTGAAAATTGCATCATCAGTTGTTGATAGGGCTATTAGGGGATTAAAGAAAAAGGCTACTCTTCAAGGGTATAGTCCAGAGCATGACATGATTCATGCATCGCCAGAGCCATTAATCATGAGAGGTACATCTACCCTGTATAAAGATGGTAAACCAGTTATCCAATGGGTTAAAACTCGCCTAGATGACTACAAGTATCAGCAAATGATGATTGAGGCTGTAGAGGCACTAAAAGAAGAGATACCACGAGTATCTATGACCAATCTACCAACACTTGGCAATGAAACACTACTTAACTGTTATGTGATCACAGATTACCATATGGGTATGTTGGCATGGCATGAAGAGTGTGGTGAGGATTGGGATCTGAAAATTGCAGAAGAGTTAATAATTAAATGGTTTGCTCAAGCTATCCTACAATCACCCAATGCAGATACTGCGGTATTTGCTCAACTATCAGACTTCCTACACTTTGATGGAATGGATGCAGTAACACCAGCCTCTAAACACCTACTAGACGTTGATTCTCGCTTTGCCAAGCTAGTACGATCATCAATACGAATACTTCGTACTATCATTGATATGCTGTTACAGAAACATCAATACCTGCACATCATCATGGCTGACGCAAACCACGATCCAGTTAGTCAGATATGGTTAAGGGAATGGTTTAGTGTTATGTACGAGAATGAGCCACGAGTATCTGTAGATACATCACCTAACCCATACAATGCATATGAATTTGGTAAGACAGCACTATTCTTCCATCACGGACATAAACGTAGGGTACATAATGTATCTGAAGTATTTGCTGGACAATTCCGTGAGATATTTGGCAGAACTAAACACGCATATGCCCATACAGGACACCTGCACCATATAGACGTAAAAGAAAACAATTTGATGGTAGTGGAGCAACACAGAACATTAGCCCCTGCTGATGCCTATTCTGCACGAGGTGGATGGCTAACTGGTAGAGATGCAAAGGTAATAACATATAGCAAACAATTTGGTGAAGTTTCAAGACTGACTATCAATAGCGATATGCTAAAATAGAATGTTTAATAATTTAATTAATAGGGGAATATTGTAGAAAATGACATTTTAAAAAAAATAAAACAAATTGAAAGTAGGAATAAAAAATATCCACCACCTCAATCTGTTCTTCGTGAATTGATAGAATTAAAAGATAAATTAAAATTACTTCGTTCTAATCTCACGCATTTTTAATAAATCCCATATAGCTTCTTGATCTGCTTTTTTTGCCATATTTTTAGCTAAAAATTGAGATGGAATATTTTTTGAAACATCTAAATATACTTGGGCATTTTCTGGGTTTACCCATGCGCCTAAATAATTGTTTTGCTGTCCAAGTGGCTTATAATTTTTATTAATATATTGCTCTACTGCTTGTTTATTTAAATCACTAACTGGTAGCATCTGCTCTGATGTTTTGCTAGGTGCTACCATATAGCCACCTGATGGTTTATTGCCAGCTTTAAGACCAATACTTATACCGCCAGCTTTTTTTATATTTTTAATAATATCCATAATTGATGAACTTGGAACATTTAATTTATTGATCCCAGCAATCATTGGTGACCATCCAAGAGCAATAGCAAGTTCATCTTCTTGAGTCATTGGAGTAAACTGAGATGGCTGAGTTAAAATAGATGTATCACCTTTAAAAACTAAATTTCTATATGGTTTTCCACCTTCTGGTAGCCAATTGTTTATTGAATCTAATAATCCTGCCATATCTATCCCCAAATAACAGCTTCATCTTTACGTCTTAAATCTAAACCTTTAAGCACTTTTCCGTTAGCTTTATTATATTTAAGTAACACTTTTTTAGCACCTTCAAAATCACCACGATTAATCTTCTGACGGAGTGAACTTCGCTGAAGTGTACCAAGACCAAGATTGAAGCTAAAGCTAACCAGAGCATCAAACTGACCTTGTGAAAGTTTGACAGGGCAGTAACGTGTAACCCCTCGTTCAAATCGTATGACATCCGTAACCAGTAATGCATTTGCTTCAGCTACTGAAAATGTACGATTCCAACTGTCAGGCAATACACTACCGTTACCAATAAGATGACCATACCCAACAGTCCAGAGTCCAGCAGGACAGCGATACGGTTTAAGTCTGAGTCCTTCATAATGCTTTATTAGCTCCAAGCCTTGTTGCGATGTTTTCATTTTTTACTGAATGCTTGTGTACCAAACCAGAATGCTACGATTGATGCCCAGACAGTTTGCATATCTGTAGACCATAAACTCTTCATTGCATCGTTGTAGCTTGTGCCAGAGTGTACGGCATAGTAAAAGCCAAATATCTCTACCAGCACGAGTAGACCAAACAAGCCAAAAGTAATAGCAGGGCGAACCATAGCACGTAAGTTAATAACCCACGTTGATGCACCCTTTCCGATTTCAACGTCATGTTGATATAGCGCAACTCTTTCTGCGCCAGCAGTTGTCGTTTGTATCTCGTCATATTTAATTTCCTCTAAGTCTTTTTGAAGAGTAAATCCAGCTTTTTGCAATTCAAGTTGCTGAGTAAACTGCAATTGCGCCATAGCAAGCTCATGTTTATTATCTGATCTATTCTGAAAGAAGTCTAGTATTTTTGGTACTCCACCAGTTAAGAATGATACGAGTGTAGTTAGTAGTGTAAACATAATTTAGTCATCCAATTCTGGTCTTTCATTAATCTGCATGGCTAGACCTGCATCATTCTCAAAGATACACACCTCAGATTTGTCATCAAGGAATATAACAAGTTCACCATCAAAGATAGCTACCTCTTCAATCTTCTTTCCGATCATGTGCTTGAAGTAGTCTAGTGCTGGGATTATTTTATGGACAGTCATATGAGATTCCAATAAGATCGCCTGAGTCTATCATTTCATGAGTCAATTCACTCTCAGCAAGGCAGTTATCGCAAACAGTTTCATCACCCTGCTCATTAATGATAAAGGCTTGACGGCACTTCTCGCATAATGCAATGCGATTAATCATAACTTGTTTCAATGCATTGCCCATCCATGTGCAGCAGCGTAGCCGTATAAGAATATTGCTAGACCTGCTGAAGCAACACCCCTTATAGTCCATTTGCCTACTATGATAAATTGCTTGTCTAACCACTCACCAATGGCTTCTTTGATTGCTTGCTTATGAAGCTCTTTTTGTTCTTCTGGAGTCATGCCCTCTTCCTTATCATCGTGTCGTCTGTTTAGCATATTATTGTCCTAGCAGACCAGATAAATTACCTAGACCAAAAGAATATGTACCTTGTTGTTGTAGTGCGTCTTTAATAAAGTTTGGGTTTGCTTGTTTATCAGCATTTCTGTTCATTATATCAAACAATGCATTCTGTGATCTTGGGTTTGGATTAAATAGAGCTTGTTGTACTCTAACAGCACTATCTGGTGAAAGACCGCCAGCCCTAGATAAACCACTACGAGCAACATTTGATGCAGCACCTAGCCAGTTACCAGTAGCAGCATTAGCTACCATTGGAATCATGTTACTAGCCATACCAGCATCTTGTACAGCAATACTTGTTTCAGTTGTTTTAGATCCCCCACGTACACGGTTGTAAGTTTTCATTAGCTCTGCTTGAGCCTTAACTTGACTTGCAAATTCTTTATATTTAGCAGGGGAATCAAAGGCATAGCGCAATGCTGTCTTTTGACGTTCTGATTTAAATACTGAGTTAGTGAAATCAACACCCTTAAATTTAGATAGGTTATCCTTAATTTCAGATAACATACCTACTCTGAATGCCTCTTTCTCTGCTGGTTTCATTTTCTTAAGTTTTGATACCAACTCACCTTCATCCATCTTCATGTAATCAAGACCTTTTTTATAGGCTTGTTGCAATCCAATAGAGTCAGCAAACTTAGCATTAGCGGTAGCATAGTCTTTGTTGTGATACTTGATCAGGTTATTAAATTCTTTTTTAATGATATTTACATCACCACCATAGCCTGTCATTTTACCAGTTAGCGTATCAGTTTCTTTCTCAACAATTCTATCCAAACCTATTTTAATTTGGTGTAGTACCTCTGTACTTATGTACTGAGCATTGCGAATTTGATCTAGTGATGGTAGTGGTACATGACCTGCATCACCAGTATGAAGTTGATTACGTTCTACAGCAGCCTCGTAAGCCTTTTGAAAAACTGGTCTGTCTACATACTTACGGAATGGCACAGCCGTGATGTCATGGCTATATGCCTTTGGATATTCTTTTTTTGCAGCAGCTTGTTGAGCCTTACCTAGATCATCTATATAATCAAATCCGAATTTACCTTGTGAGTTGATTCCAGACTTTTGTTCAAGACCTTTTATAAGCCTTTCTGCAAGTTGTGTTTGACGTTCATCCAAGAAACTTGCTGTTGCAGTTTTACCTTTATTTGGCACGGCATAGGCAGCAAAGCCTAGACCTCTTAGATTCTCACCTAAGTCAGCTAGTACAGGCGATGGTATACCAAGTCTACGATACTCTTCAAGCATTGCTCGTGCATCGTCTGGTGTTAAGTTTTCTTTGTCTAGGATCTCTTCAAGTTTTTTGCTTGCTACCTTCGTGGCATTTGAATAACCAAGACCATCAATAACATTTCCAATTGCTTTACCAGCCAGATTAATAGCAGATGGAGCTACACCGCCTACTACACCGCCAAGAATGCCAGAAGTGAGCATATTAGCTGGTACGTCACCCATTTCTTTAGAAGTACCTGCACCAGATACAGCACCTGCACCTGATCCAATTAATGCACCACGACCTGCTGTACCCATAACAGATTTACCAGCAGCCAATGCCCCTTTAGCACCCATACCTACAGCACCAAATGGCATAGCAAGACCACCAGCAATTTCCAGACCTGTGTGGGTAACTGGATAATCTTTTGCAAATTGATCTTGTTGTGACCTTAAACGATCACGAATTTCTTTGTATGATTCATCACTAAATGGCGCACGAACACCTGCCTCAAGTTCATCACCGAACCCCATGCCAAGACCTTGACCAAGTAATGCCCTAGCACCTTCAGCACCACCGCTATACTTAACTGGAGCAAAAGCAGATTCCTCTGCTTTAATTTCTTCTTCTGTCATACGTGGAGCAGTTACATTAACTGGAGATATACCAAAAGATTTATCACCTATATGTTGCAAACCTGTTTGTCTAGCAATTTCCTCGTCTGTTTCCCATCCCATAATTATCCCCTATTTTGTCTTTCTCATAGTTGTACCAGTTTTACCATTAACGTAAGTTCCACCTATTGGTAATTTTTTATATTCATCACTTGTATCAGAATAAATTACTGGATTAAATTGTGGTACAGGCACAGCAAAGTAAGATGGATAACCCTTATCTTCAGTTAAACCAAATGTATTAAGTTTTGATTTTGCCATTGAGTTTTCTTGTTCTGCCAGTTTTGCATAAGCAGTTCTAAGGTTTCCTAATGACCGAATTAAATCTGGTGTGCTTTTTGCTTTACTAATTTCATCCATTGCACGGATAGCATCGCCTTCTGTCTGAGTACCTTTATTAAGAACTAATTTAGCATTAACAAATTGCTTCTTAAATTCTTGTACTGTATTGTAGACCATAGTATCTTCATCTGTATTGCCAAATGCAGACTTACCTGCTAGACGTAAATTGTTAGCAGGATTAAACTCTATCTTACTTGATACAACTTTAGTCATAACATTATCAAGATTATTAGCTAATGTAATATTGTTAAATGCTGCATCAGTATGCGCCCCAATAAGTTTTTGAGCAGTAGGTGGCAATGGTTTTTGGAATTTATCAGCAGCAGCATCTTTCCTAGTCTGTGCAGCTTCTATTTGAAGTTGTCTAGTAGCTTGTTGTTGAGTAAGATTACCATTAGCAACTAATTGAGCCAATTCCAATTGACGTTCATTTAAGCTATTTGCAATATCTTGTTGTGATTTCAATGCTGCTGCTGAATCTTGTTTACCAGAATAGGTTTCATCCATCCTGCCAAGTTCCATAATGCGTTTATCAGCAGTTTCTGGATCAATAGCACCAGATAGAAATGACTTGCTGTATTGGTTTGCAAGATTGCGTACTATTGGACTCTGTGCGCCAGTAACGAACATCTCAAATGGGTTATCTTGTTGTCCAGTAGTTTGAACTAAACCAGCCTTACGCAACTTAGGAATAAGATCAGCCTGTGCAGTAAGGGTAGCCATAGGATCTTTAGATAGTGCAGCAATCTTTTGTAGCACAGAAGTATCTACGGTATTCATCTCTGGTGAGATCATTTCTCGTGTTGGAGTACCTTCAACATATTGTTGATTAAAGTTTGGAGCAGTTGCACCTTCTACTGGAGCTTGTGGCATGAAGTAGTTATTAGGTGTTTCTTTGTACTGTGCTGGTGTAGTTTTAAACAGTTGTGGAGTCAATGCTTCAATTTGTGTTTGTCTTGATAGATCACGTTCAGCTAGTTGTTTTTGACGATTCATTTCATCAATCTTAGCCTTTGTTTGGTAATCCTGCACGGCATTATCATAAACACCCTGTGCGCCTGTCATACCTGCCTGTAGTGATTGACCAATGATACGACCTAGACCTAAGTTTTGATTCTTAGGTGCAGCAAGGTAACCAAGTACAGCGTTAGCTATACCTGTAGTACCTGCACGAGTTTTTAAACGATCTGTGGCATCCTGACCTAGCAAGCCTTCCATATAATCTGGTGCAGAAGAGCCAAATCCACTTAAATAATCTAATAATCCGTTTGCCATATATTATCCTAACAAGCTAAAATTTGTTTCTCTGCGTTTAGGCAAAGTATAACCTACCTTACGCAATTCATCATATATATCACCAGTAGGTGCTTGACCAACTTTAACACTACCACCACCTTGAATAGTAGGTTGTTGCTGTGGCTGAGCCATATTAGCTACTGCCATAGCACCTTTAAGGTTATCAACAGTTCCATATTGTTTCAGCATATCCATCATTGATGAAGAAGCTGCACCAGTTGAATTAGCTAAATTCATTGTAGGTATTAATGAGTTAGATAAACCAGTAGTTCCTGCACTAGCAGCACCAGCATCTAATGCCCCCATAGCACTACCGCCTTCAGCAATAGATGGTAAGCCCATGCCAGAAAATGATGGTAATGCACTTCCCCCTAAAAGACCACCAGTAGCAGTAGCTCCACTTGCACCTGCGCTAGTAATCCCAGCCCCAGCCCCACCTAAAAGACCACCAGCAGTAGCTCCAGTAGCTCCAGCCGTACCAGCAGCAGTACCAGCCCCAGCAGCAGCAGCACCAGCACCCATTGCTCCCATTGCAGCACCACCAGTTGCCCCTATTGCACCGCCAATGGCAGCACCTTTTAATACGTTTTTACCACGAATACCAGCTTGTGCAGCACCAATAGCAGCACCAATCAATGCAGGATAACCCATACTAAGCTCCCTTCACTTTACCAACTAAGTAGCAAATAGGCTCAATTACAGCACGATAGATACGACCTAGAGGATCACGTTTCTTACCCCTCATTTCTTTCCATAAGTCAGCAGTACGATGCCGTGCAATATGCTCTGCAATGCGTCTTACAGCGTTTCTGAGAGCATTTGGTGTGCCGTTGAAGGCATAGGCTACGACAGGTAAGAATAATGTGTGGTAGCCCTTCTCAATTGTCTTAGCGTTAGGCATAGTTGCAGAATGTTGTAACCAAATAGCCTGACGGAATGAACCGAACCCATAAGCCTGATTCATTGCAGTACAGACAATCTTACCGCCTGATGATGTGCTAGTTGTAGTAGAACCCTGTGGTGTACCAGATAGGTATTGAGCATACTGATTAAGTTTAGCTGTAGGTAAGTTCTCGTTGTAGTTGAAGCGATTAATATCTGCCTGTAGAGCAGTATTAGCGTAATCTTCTTGAGCCTGACCAGTTTTAAGCAATTGATTGATGTCTGTGTAATCAGCGTTAGCCAATGCAGGTGCGCCAGCTACTGCTGCTTCTTGTCTACCACGTTCAGCGTTATAGTTTTGGTATGCAAGATCACCGTACTTGTTAGCTAGTGTATTTGATAGAGTATTTGCTGCACGATTCTGTAGATCAGCACTAACACCAGATCCATAACGACCTGCCATTGAAGCACCGCCTTGAGCAGACTTAATTGCATCCATATAAGTTTGTGTTGCACCTTGTGATGCACCAGCAAGAGCTTGGTTAAAGTACGGATTACTATTTAGGTAGTTACCGCTAATAACATCTTGTTGTTGTTGTTGCGCTGCTGGTAGCAATGGATTACCTTGCATAGCACGATTACCTGCTGCTGTTAGAGCTGCATTTGTGTTAGCAGAAGGGCTAACGTATGTCTGACCTGCATAGTATTGTGGACTAGCACCTTGATATAACTTTTTAGCCTCACCTAAACCGTAACTTACATATGGCTTGAGGATTGGATCAATACCAGTTTGTGATTGTTGTGTTTGACCACCACCACCGCCACCTTCTAAAGTCATGCGTTTACCTAGTGGTGAAAATGCTTTCTCTGGCAACATATCAAAATGGTTGTATCTCATGTAATTCCCCTAAATGCTTAGTTCCCAATTTCTTGGTCTAAATCCTAATTGTTTTGCTCTAATTTCCCACCCACTACGCATGGATGAAAACGTAACCTTCTTGCAGTTGCCTTGTTTAGCAATGCCTTTGGCAAACTCAAGACCAAATGCTAAATCATCTGGTTTATCTGAATCTAGCCAAGCTGCCCAAATATGCATATCTGTGCCATTGGGTTGTAGTACGATGAAACCTTTATTATCTGGTAGAGTCCATAGCATTGATCTTTGCTCGTAGCAATCACAGTAAATATCTTCTGCTAACCACTCTGAGTGACCTTTAGCACGTACTTTCTCAAGCCCCATGCGAACCCACCACCAGCAATGCCTTAAATCACTTGGTAATACATAAGTAAAATCCATTATCCCACCACTATATATTTAAAAATACAAGCAAACGAATGTGATCCATGAGCAATTGTTGCAGATCCTTTATTTAATGCTGATACATATAAATGACTCATTTCAGATGCTGCTCTATCATTCATTGGAGTAAATAATATTACCGAGTCATAGCCAATTCTTTCATCGTTTATGGTGCTAGATGTTGTACTATGTGTGGTAGTAAAGTCGCCAACATTATTACTCTTACCTTCCATTAAACCATTTACTACCTCTGATATTTCACGAGGTGTTGCGCCAGATGGATTAAGTTTGCGATACATTATCTAGTTCCTTGTGGGGTAATATCAATATCAACACCAATTACATTAGACCAGCGATCACCAGTTGGTTTTACTGATAGTCTATGATACTTACCAGCACTCCGTAATGATACCCTATTTTCTGTGTCTGCTGATGTGTATGAACCTAACTGTGGCACTTCATTAAGAAGCATCCTAGAAGCAATTGCTACGCTACCAGAGCCATTATCTACTACTGGTCTAGCAAGTGTAATTACTGAAGTAGCTTCGCTTCCTATATCGCCTGTAGTTAGTTCTGCAACAGAGTTTGCACCAGTAAAGGTAACTATCTTATCATCTCTAGCACCAGCAAATAAGAACTTACCACCAGACCACAATGCGTCATCTAGTGAGGTAGTCAATGTGTCCATGTTGCCGTATAGGTCTAAGCCTTCAAGCGTCATACCAGCAGATGCTGATGATGCCACTACATCAACGTCAGTTGTGCAGTAAGACCACTTTTGAACTTGCCAGTTGTAGATAAGCAAAGTATTTTGTGCAAAGTTATCAATGAATGCCCACACAACAATCTTACGAATCTGGTCAATGGTTGATGACATTAAATTTAGTTTAGATGGGTTGGCATTAGCATAGAACCATGCATCTACCTTTTGTGTACCGATAGCTGTAACGGTTGTGCCATCACATGAATAGAAGCCATCTGCACCTAAGAAGTAAGTCATGCTACCGTATTGAACTACGGTGTTACCTTCTACGCAACCTACACCACGACTAATCGTGTCAAACTGGAAGAATAGAGGTGATCCAATGTAAGACATACGCACGATAGCACGGTCTAGGAATATAAGACCAACCTCACCACCAGTCATGCCATGAATGTTGCCACCATCGCTAATTATTTGGTAGTCAGACTGTGATGCAGAGCCAGTAGTCCAGTTTGTTTCGTCATTGATGTTAGACCATTGAACCTTGTTTGAATTGCTACCAGAATCTAAACTAGAAGCTACCACAAAGTCACGAACAACAGTCACGTACTCAGCGACAGGTGCATCGGCACTCAAGTCATCAAATGTAGAGCTTGAGCCTAGCGTGTATGCCTGTAGTTTATTGACGTTATTGGCTGCAATAATAGTGTTACCAAATTGAGTAAAATTCCATTTAACAATACCACTATAGTTGCCAGTCTTTGACACGTTATCCATACTCAAGTCTGCGCCATCAAACTTAAATAGCTTAGTAGCACCACCAGCAAATACAGTTGTAGTTGAGCTAAACTTACCAGCAAATACGTTATTAAGGTTTTCACTAGCAGCAGCAGAATAATCTACAGCCAATGGGAATGGGTTATAACCTAGTGCAGTTGGCACTACGTTTTGTGCAATAGACAAGTTCTCAGCTACACCAGCTAAGTCTGGAGTCCACTCTGTAAATGTTATGCGCTGAGTAGCCATTAAGCAGTCCGTGTCCACATATAGACAACAATATATGGAGGTAGGTTAGCATTAGTTCCACTTACACCTGAAGATGCGTTAGTAGTTGCAACAGTAATACCTGTAGTATTTGAATCAGAATGTGCTGAAACGGCAGTAGAGTTAACACCAATCTGCGTTTCCATAATTCCACCTGAGCTTGTACTACCGCCAAGTCTATGATTATGACCAGGATCTGTTACAACTGAAGTTGCCGTATGGGTATGGCTTACTACAATTGCATCAGCACTACCGCCAGTTGCACCTGCTGAGAATCCACCACCAACACCAATTAATACTCTACCAGCACCAAATGCAACCCATGTACCAAACCCAAATAAAGAGTTAGGATTAGTTGAGACTGTTGATATATAAATAGAGCCTACTGGATAAGCAGTGGCTAATGTAGAAATTAAAGCATTTGCTACAAAAGCAGTTGTAGCAATTTGAGTTGTATTAGTACCACCAGCAGCAGTTGGTGCAGTAGGAACTCCAGTCAATGTAGTCGTACCAGTAACAGTTAAATTGCCACCTACAGTAAAGTTATCTGCGTCAGTACCAGTTTGTTGGTCTTTAACTTGAGCCATCAATTCACGGATAGCGTTATTAATGCCGGATGGCGCACATCCTTCAGCAATATCTATACCACCAATGTCGGTGTTGTTTGCTGCCGTAGCACTCCACTCACTTATCTTATTCTTTGCCATAATCTATCCTTTTAAAAGCCAAGTATTACTGTTTACTGGTGTATTTGTCCATGTGTTAGTTGTTACATTATTTTCTGTCCACGTATTGCTTGTAACTGAAGTTTCTGTCCAAGCATTTGATGTTACATTCGCATCTGTCCAAGTATTATCACCAACAGGCACATCTACCCAGTTATCACCTATATTTGCTCCATTAGCAATCACAGTTGCAGTTGCTAATACTTGACCATACGCAGAATATATTGCATTAGCATAAGCAGTTACGAAAGCATAACCATTAATATGTGCATCTGCGCTATATTGTACACCGCCAAGAGCAGTAACTACTGCCGTGCCATTTATTGATCCAGACGCAGCTCTAACTCTACTTGCATCACTTGTTACTGTAGCGACACCATTAATAGCACCGCTTGATGTTCTTATCCGTATTGAGCCAGATGATACGGTTGCATTGCCTATTATTACAGCATTTGCGTTATAAATTACGCTAGAACCGCTAGAAACGCTTGCCAAGCCATTAATGCTTCCAGTTGATGTCCTAGTCCTAATTGCACTTGAACTAACGGTCGCAAGCCCATTAATTTGAGCCGAATTTAATCGTATTGCATAAGCACTTGCTGTTACGTCAGCATTCGCTACTATTGTAGCATTTGCACTACTAATTTTATTGGCATTAGCTGTAACGACTGCATTGCCATCAATAGCAGCAGACGCTAATATAATTTGGCTAACTAATGAGCTAAATGGTGCTTGAGAAAATGCGGTTATCCCAAACATTATTTACTTCTTATACTCAAAGCCAAATACAAGTGACATATATCTTTTGCTACCCTCTACTTTAGTTAACTCATGTGGCAAAGACGTATCTAAAATAAAGCAATATTTTTCTTCATAAGATACTAACGAACCATCTGACCATAAATTGCCACCCATTTCCGGCTTCTGCAAAAGTATGACAAACCTTATGTGTTTATAATCACCTGCAATACCATCTTTAGAAACATTAGCACCGCCATCAACATGGCTGCTTATCTCTACATCAACTGGCACAGATAATACAAAGTCCGGTGTTAAAGAAGGTAAGTAAGCTCCATCCTCAGAAACGGCAGCACACTTAGCCCTTAATTCATCTAACCACACAGGAGCGTTTGGTATTGTTTCAATCTCAACAAAATTAGGCTCGTTGTTATCAAGTATAGAGCTACTCCATACAAGCAATTCTGCTAATTGGCTATCTGTAATAAAGTTTTTAAGTATCATATTAAGACTTCATAATGTAGCAAAGAGCGTAGTACGGAGGTAGGTTGGCATTAGTAGCACTTGAACCTTCTGTACTAATAGATGTTGATACGCTACCTGCTGGTGTACCTGCTGATTCAGAGCTGTTTGTCGTTCCTACTGTAATCCCAGTTACTTTTGTAGATGACGTTGCAAGAACTGAAGTAGCATTCACACCAATTTGTGTTTGGCGAATAGAACCTGATGACGTGTTACCTGGCAAGTTATGGAAGTGACCAGGGTCAGTTACTGTAGAAGTCGCTGTATGGGTATGTGTACCTAGAGCAGAACCAGTAAATGACGATGTACCAGTATGGGTATGGCTTACCAATGTAGCATTAGCACTACCGCCAGTTGCACCTACTGCATAAGTTGATCCTGCACCTACTACAAACCTATCCCTTAAATCTGGAGTGCTACTTGTACCATCACATAGCAACCAACCAACTGGAATAGACGCTGCTGAACCAGACCATATAATAATACCGCCAGATGGAAAGGCTGATGTGGAGATTGAGCCACCTAAACTAACAGAAGTTCCATTTATAGTGATAGCACTATTTACTAAACCAGCATTAGGTAAGCCAGTACAATTAGTTAAAGTTCCACTAGCCGGAGTACCAAGTGATGGTGTGCTTAATGTTGGACTTGTTAAAGTTTTGTTTGTAAGAGTTTGTGCGCCATCAGTAGTTACAGATTTCCCTGCTGGGTATGTAACAAATACAGCTTTAGTGCCAGAAGTAAACGATATGGCAGAGCCTGTAGAAGAATCTAGCACTATGTCCCTAGATAAAGTACCAGCACCAACAGTCCCTATCCCTATCTCCCATTCAGAACCGTTTACTATCGTGTAGTAAGTTGTGTTTCCGTTTCCTATTGCAGAGGAGAATGACTGAAACCCACTAACAGCACCAGCAAGCGTAAAAGTACCTGTGCCGGTAGTAGCCGATGTTTCCTGTACCCTATCCTTGACTATAAGAGCCATTTGTTATCCTAAGATAATGTTACTGAAAGGCTGCCAGAAGCAATCTTGAATATATCGCCATTATCAATTGTTTTAGATGCGTCTAGTGGAGTATGGTATAGCAAGTTACCGCTTGTTGATGCATCCATTAGACCAATCCAACCTACTGTCCCCCATGATGCTGTAGCCTGTGGGAATGTGCAGTCTGCGTTAGATAAGCTAACACCGTTAGATGGTGCAGCAAATGTTACGGATGTACGTGCATAAGAGCCACCAGATACTTCTGTACCTGTATTAGCGTCTGTAGGATCACTTGTGTAAAGAGCCACGTAGATTGTAGTAGGCGCTGTGTATGCTGTAGCTCGTAGCGTTACATTAATCAGCGCATTTTCTAGGTAGTTTGACATTTCTGACATAATAATTCCTTTATCGTGTTGCTATTGAGATTGCAATTGGTGACCCAGCATACTCGCCTTGGTCATCTGATACGGTTAAAGCAGTTACACCACGGTCATACAATGAAGCCCAAGTCTGTAGACGTGAGTCGTTCATAATATATGGCTCTGCCTCACCCAATGCACCATAAAGCAACAAGTCTGGGCATATAGCCATGAATGCGTTAGATGGTACGGAGTCGCTCATAAATACTGGTGCAGCGTAGTACAACATACTTAGCGTATAGTTGCTGTCCGGTATTGGAGCTAGTTGAAACTCTTGCGCTAGTACGGTGTATTGATGTGGTAGACCAGACTGAGTAGTACGAGCGTTACGGAATAGTGCGCTAGGTGATTGATACTCTAATGTTGCTGCTGGGTTTGTTGATATGTGTAAGTCACGCATCTGCAAGAAGTCTGATGGTAGCTCTACTGTAGAGTCACCGGCTACTGCTGTCGTTGTTACTACCTTTAGCATTTGACGAATACGGAGTTCTCTGCGTAAACGTGTTTCGGCAAGCCTAATAAAGTCAGGGATCATTGCCGTTAAGTCACTACGAGCGAGGTAGCTGGCAATCGTAGTCTGTAAATCAGAGTAATTTGTCAATGCCATTATATGCGCCCTGCCCTTGTTCTGAATGCCCTATTGTCGGGATTGTTTAACCATTCGTTAAATCGTTTCTTATCTATTACTGCAAAGCCTCGTGTTATGCCTTGCTTCTCTAATTCTGCGAAAACTGTAAGCGGTATAGATGCTACCTTGTTGCCAAATGCATCCTCGCTCCATCTTTTACGTTCGTCTTGAGCAGCGTACTCACGCTTGTTCATCTCAAGTATGCCAGTTATGTCTTGGCTCTTAGCAATGATTAGTTCATCACCGTTATCTATGAATGATGTATCTGTAATGCCGTTGGATATTATATTGCTCATGTAATGTGACTCCAAGTCCTGCCTGTTCTTACACCACGAATGCAACTGGTAGATACTCCATAAAACCTTCCAAGTTCAGCATGGTTCATTTTACTTTCTCGTATTTCTTTTACTATTTTTGCATTCAATACAGATTTGCCATTTTCTTCACCAACATGAGCAATATATGTATGTCTGCCTTTTTTCAACATATCGTGCGTATTTTCCATATGTGTTCCAACACTTAAATGATTTGGATTTACACATAATGGGTTATCGCATGAATGCATTATAACCATACCGCTAGGAATTTCCTGATTGTTATGCATTGCCCAAGAAAATCTGTGAGCCAATACCGTTCCTAAAGTTCTTGCCCCTATAGAGAAGCTACCATAATTACCAGCTTGATGACCTACCCAAATCCAACACTCAGAATCTGATTTCTTTTCAACAAATCTCCAAAATCTTTCTTCTGTCGTGCCTCGTGGTTTAGTCCCACTAGCAATAACTCCACTACGTCTTAGTCTTTGGTAATGCTTCGCACAATATCCGCTAGCAAGTACATTATTACTACAATCAATTTCTTTACATTTAGTCATATGACCTCCAAAAGTAGAACCTAAATTCTACTCTTGGATTTCATATTTGTCAAATCACTAACTAGGTGAGGTCAGCAATAATTCCGTGAGCTGCTTCGTTCTTAACTTCTAGTGTGTACTCTACTAAAAGTTGAGTTACATCAGCATCGCCAGTTTTAGCAAGCTCATTAGTTTGGAAAGGGCGCAAGTAAGCTACTGCTGCCATTTCTGGATCTAACAAGAATGCTGTGTCATCTGAGTCAGCGTTAGGAATGAAACGATTTGGCACGATAGAGATTGTACCGAAATCTGAAACATAAACGTCTGCTGCACCGATGATTGATGCTTGAACATTGCTAGGTACATCTTTGTAACGTGTAGCGATACCAGCGAATGTTGATGCAACTACTTTTTGTGCTGGAGTAACCATCAAGATTGTTGGATTACCACCGTTAGTGTAAGCAGATTGAATTACTGTGTTTAACAATGTTGATGTAAAAGCACGATCTGTACCAGTAGTACGAGCTGTCGTACCAGAAGCACCAGCAGAACCACCAGAACCGTTAGATGTGTTTGAAGCTAACCATGTTTGTAAACCACCTAAAGTACGAGCAGTTGAAGCATCGCCAGCAGCAGCAACTTGGTTGCTAAGTAAGATAGCTTCCATGTCACGTTTGATTTCAGCAGAGGCTTTAGCCAATTGGTAAGCCTTTTCTGATTTACGACCAGCTTTGTTTACGGTTTCTAGCGTACCAGAGATCTTCACAGTTTTTTGTGAGATTTGAGTACGGTTACCAATACGAGTAGATGGTGATAATGTTGCATCAGATGCAGTAGCACCCTCAACTACAGCGTTAGAAGTGTTTACAGCAGCAAGGCTGTCTTTTTGCCACTCGTGATATACAGCAGTAGCTTTAGTTTTACCAACAGATGTCATGAATGGAGTATCTGTAGGTGAGATGTTGTAAATAACGTCAGATAAATCTTCACGTTGCCCAATTGCTTGATAACTTTGATATGTAGCCATTTTAATTCCTTAAATAAATGTTTCAAATGCAGAAGCTGCGTCACGCACCCTGCCTGTTTTTTGTAATTGCGCCATAGCACGTTTGCCCTGATCAGTATTTACGGATGTATTACTGTTACCAGATTTAATCGTTCTAGGTGCTTCGCTAACCCTCTTGTTTAGTTGAGGCTTAGACTGTTGTAATTTATCGTACTGCATTGCTTTGTACAATGCCATAACGTGCCGAGAATCTCGTACTTGAGATAGCTCTTGGTCTGAGAATCCTAAGTTCTTTGCAAACTTACGCAAATCTGATCTTAGTGCCTCGCCTTTTACTGGATCGCTGTACTCTGGTAATGACTGAGATAGCGTAGCAGCTTGTTGAGATAAGTATTGTTGCAAACCTTGCTGTTGCTCCGCTTGTTGCTGTTCTGCAATTCGGTATCTTTCAGCTTGTATTGCCAATAACTGCTCTTTATTCTGCGACATTTCTGCCACCCTTACAGCGTAACCAATTGGATCATTCTCTTTTAAAGAGGCTAGATCTTCCTGTGGTTGTTGAGCATTAAGTAACTGCTCCATTGCTTGCAATCGTTCTGCATAAGCATCACGCATATACTTGGCTTCATCAATAGCTCGTTGTTCAGCCTCTACTACTTTGCGTTGCTCTGCTAGACCTTGCGTTTTTTTGGTATAGTCCGCACCTTGCTGGGCTAGTGATTTTAGTTCAGTTAAGGTTAGTTCTTTATCTTCGCCACCGACTTTAACATTGTACCGTTGTTCGTCTTGGTCTGATTCAGACTCCTCTGATCCATCATCTGCTTGCTCTTCTGGTTGTTCGTCATTACCTTGCTCTTCCTGCTCTTCTGGTGCAGCTTCTGCTTGCCCTTCTTCGGGTGCTTCATCTGATCCCATTAGACCTAAGAATGCATTTGTTGCTTCACTAATAGTGCCATTGCTTTGTGTGTCACTCCCTGATGGGTTGGTGTCGGTAGTCATTTAAATCTCCATAATGCTAGTGCGCCTAGCCACGTTTTATAGATACTATAAAATCTTCCAGCGTTTAGCGTTAATCTTTCTATCATCAGCTAGAGCTTCAATGTGTGCTTTCACATCACGAATAGCTATTAGCTTGACATATGCATCTTGACGTTCATCGTAGTCATAAAGTGGTGAGTTAGACCACCTCTGCATCTGTATATCTTCCATCTCTTTAAACACATCCAAGAACTTTTGATCTTGGAGCATATTATTAGCCCACTCTGAATTGGTCACATAAACCTTCCAGCACCACTTGATGCCGATTGTGCTGCGCCTTGTGTATCACCAAGTAAACCATCATTTGATGGAGCAATACCCTGTGCGCCTTGCATCAGTTGAGGAAATAATGCATTAATATCAATGTAATCGTATGGCTTACTTTCTTGTCTAGCTGGGCTATTAAAGTCAGTCAAGTAATTACGTTTGCCATTATTTACCCTACCACCCAATTGACTAAACATAGCCATCATAGGATTTGCTCTTTTTTGCTGTACTGGCTGGGTATAGTATTGTCCAGTTTCAGAATCATAAAATACCTGTGATCCATTACTCTGTACACCACCTTGACTACCTTGAGCTGACATTCCCATATTATAATCCTTTATACTAGATATAGTGATTAATCAAAATTATCTACTACATCTTGTGGTACAGCATTTATACCACCTTTTACGATTGCATTCAAGTTAGAAATCGCTTTCATAATAGAATCAAGTTGTGCTGACTGAGTTTTACTATCTGACTCACTAGCCTTAATTTCAAGCTCTGCCTCTTTCAATCGTAGTTCATCTTGCTTAACACGATAGTCAGCTTCCATCTTAACAGCCTTCTGCTCTAACTCTAATTGCTTACGTTCATTATCTAACTGCATTTTTTCACGATCTAATTCTAACTTAGCCTGTGCTGTTTGTGCATTCAGTTGAACTTTATCTGCTTCAACTTTTGCGTACAGTTGAGCAGCCTCAGATGTTGGATCTGCTGGTGCTTGTGATGCTTGCTGTGCAATCTGTTGCTCTATCTCTGGTGTAATGTCATTAATGAATGATGTTGTGTCCTTGAACCCAGCCATTTCAATCATACGACCTAGAGTGCCACGATATTGAGTCACAGTAACCAATGGATTATTAGCACCATACTTACCGATGATCTCTTCCTGTTTAGCCATGATCATTTGCAACATAGCAATCTGCTCTTGACGATTACCGTTACCCAGACCAACATTGATACTCACATCGTATAGGTTAGACCACTCACGAGGATCGTAAGATACCCACTTACCTCGCATACGAATTGTTTTTTCTTTCGTTTGGTATTTACACAATAAATGTAATATACCTCTGAATAATGATTTGACACCTGTTTCAGCAAACAAACGAGCCATTAGCTCTAACTTACCTGCCGACTGTTGCATCATCGCTGCTACTGCTGTTGCTGTAGTGTTCTGAAGCACGTTAGCATCAAGACCTTGTTGCATATCGCTAACACCAGTACGTTTAGCCTGTACAGCATCCAGATACTCCATCATTGGGAATGACTGACCTGCTGTATTTTGTACTGTCAATGGTACGACAGCATTAGGATTCTTCATGCGAACAACACCACCTGCCGTGCTAGTCAATAGATCATCTAGGTTTACCTGACCTTCTACAGCACCAACACGATAGTTGTTTGTTAAGTATAGGTTATCAAGCATCTGACGTAGGATCGTAGACTTAGTAAGTTGTAGATCCATTGTACGATCAGCTAGTGATTGACCAAAGAATTTATGTGGAATTGGAATTGGGCATATAGAATGGAATGGCACGTAGTCACACTCTTCATCTGATAGGATCTTCTCACCAGCCATGATGATTCTACGCATCTCTAGCAGACCATCTGATCCTGTGTCTACCTTGATGTAGCACTCAAATACTTCTACCTCTTCCATTGACTGATCTGTGCTTTGTGCATAGTCAGGCTGTTCATCACGACCAAAACGAGCTAGACGTTCTGGAGCATACTCTAATCTGTCACCAGATGGAATTGCATCTACCTCATTCTTGTCATATCCCATTGCGATCAAGTCACCACGAGAAATCATCCTACGATGTGCAGTAAATGGCGAATCTTCAATAGTCTTGGCACGTTTACTAATCAAGAACTCTTCTGGCGGTACAGTTTCAATGACAATGCGACTCTTGTCATCCGTGCGTTGTATTGTTACGTTATGGCTTTGATAGGTGATGCCATCTGCACCAATGATGTTGTCTGTAGAGTGTTTGACTATCTCGTACTCTTCTGTCTGCATGATCATAGCTAACTCGTCATCGCTAAGACCTTTGTACTTCTCTTTGGTAACGTCTTTCTTCTCTTCCCAATAGGCTTTTGCTACACCTACCTTTTGAAGTAATGCATCCTTAAACCAGTTATGCAGGATTAAGAATCCATCGTTGTCTTTATAGAATACCCAATTAGCCATGTCACTAGCCTGATCAGCTAACTCTTCTTCACCATCCTTAGTTGGCTCAAATCGTACAGCATCCTCA